TTCGCAGCCTTGAACCAGCGCCCGTTGATCTGCGTCATGCCCACGACGCCCGAAATGAATACGTCCTGCCCGTTGCTGTAGCCATGCGCGCCAGAAGTCGTGATGACAACAGGGTCAGCCGCCGTCGCGCCGGTAATGGTCGCGGTCGATCCGGTGAGAACAGGCGCGCGGTCCACGTAGAAGCGGCAATACAGATCGCCAAACTCAATCATAACCGCGTCATCGCGCGACTTCACAAAGGGCACAATCCGCGTCACGTCCGTTGTGTCTTTGACCTGCCGCACGAATTGCGCCCCCGCGCGCCGCACAATCGGCCCTTGAATCGTCGGCCAGAAATTCAGCAGGGTTTGCGCAGATGCCGAATACCCGGCAATGTCGGTGCGCCCGTCCAACATGGGCGACCATTCACCGCCGTTCAGCGCAGAAAAGATTGGTGACGCTTTAGCCATTACCAGCCCCGCGACATAAACCACGAACTCGCGGACTTGCGGCGCGGCGGGTTATACAGCGCATTGACCCGGCGAGCCTGCTTCATGGTCGCCTCATATTCGCGCGCCGCATCTTCCTTCTTGCCACGCGATTGCGTCAATTCCTCCGCTGCATCAGCCGCCAGTCGCGCGGCCAGCGCCTCGACAAAAAGCGCCGAAAATGCCCCGGTATTCGTGATCCGCGCAACGTATTCGTATTGCAGCGGGGCGGGCAGGTCCGTGTGGATTTTGCCTTCAATGATTTCATACGGCACATGCTTGCGCTGGAAACCACTGTCCTCATACTGGACGCCAATGGTGCGGAAATCCACATAGCCGCCGTTCACCATAAGCGGGCGCAGATCGTCCACCGGGCGCTCATACACCGCGCCGTAGCCCCAAGACGGAACCTCGGTAGATGCCGCAAGCGTGGTGCGCTTGACCGCGAACCGCCAAGCGTATGCCTCCAACTCAGCATCCCTCAAAAGAGAAAGCCGCGCCTTCATGGCACGGGCGGGCTTGTTGTTGTCATCCAGTGAAATGATCCGGGCTTCGCCTAGCTTGGACAACGCCCGGTTGGCAATATCAACTTCCGTCGCCATGTCGCGCCCCTCGGTATAGGAACGCGCCCCCGAAGGGACGCGCCAGTGTTACAGCCCGGTGTCTTGGGCGATGTTCTGGACAATCGATTCAAGCGCCGTCAGAACCTTGTTTTTCTTTTCCACGTCCCCAGCAGTCAAGTTGGCATCGTCGATTGCCAACTCAATATCCGAGGACGTGGTGGACGTGTCCACCGTCACAGCCGAGGGACCGACGCCCCCGACCGCAACGCCGTAGTAGCGAACAGCCATTAGGCACCGCCATCCACGTAGAGGACTTCCAGCGTCAGGGTGCCTGCGCCGCCCATGTCGGTCGTCACAGTGCCAGCCACATCATACCAGATGCCGGGATCCGTGGAGAGGCCGAGGGCTTCCCACAGCGGCTTGTCCTTGTCCTCGATGCCGTAGACGCCGCTTTCGTGGGTCACGTCCGAGTTTTTCAGCGCCGTGGTGACAACCTGCGCCGAGGCAAAGAAGTCAGCATCGACCACCGCGCCACCGTCATCGTCGGTGCGATACAGGCCAATATCCATGGCCCCGGCAGACGCCACCGCGTCACACGACAGGAGAACCCGCCGCACAACCGCGTTGGAACGAATGCGGCAGAACCGCAATTCGTCGGCTGCGTCCTCGTCGGTCGAAACCTCAAGGATGCCCACGCCAGTGGATTTCAGCGCCGCCATGTTCCACGGATCATTGGCGACCCGTGGCGTTGCGTTGCGATTGGAAACGAGAGTGCTGTCAACATCAGCCATCGGTTATGCCTCCGTGCATTCGATTTGGATGACGCGGCCAGCTTCAAGCCGGGTCGCGCCCATGGTGAGCGTGGTATAAAGCTGATACGGCACACCCTCAATGTCGGGGCGGTCATCGACCCGCGCCTTCACGTCATCCCAGACGCCCAAGTGCATGCCCGAAGGCACCCACATCGGGTTCAGGCGATAGGACGCATTGGAAGGCACCAACTCCGAGTGCAGGATTCTCACGCCTGCAATGCGGTCCAAGCGGCCATCGACCAGCACCGGGGCACCGCCCGCAGCGTGGAAATAGTCCGTGTTGATGACTTGGGTCTGACGCAGCAGGTCTTCTTCCTGCTCCGCGTTGATCGCCAGAATGGGCATTTCCATTTCTAGATCAACGTTGGCTTGCCGCAGAAGCTTGCGCCCGCGGACGATCTTGTCCACGTTCAGGCCAGTGTCAGCCACAGCGCCGATTGCCGCGTCAACGCGATGATTGGTCGTGTCGAAATTAACAGACGTGCCGCCTGCCTTGCCAGTCTTTGCAGCCGCGAAGAACGCATCAAAAATGATTTCGTCGATCTTCCGGCCAACTGCCTTGACAGCCGCTTGCGCCAGCGGGCCTTGCGGGTCGATCATCATGCGCAGCTTGTCGAAGGTATCGCACATCTGCGGCAGCGAGTAATCGACCGGGTAGACCCAGACGCGATCCGTGGCAGCGTCCACGCGGCCCATCGGGGCAAAGCGCGAAACGACTTCCAGCATTTCGACAGCGCCGTATTGATCGACAGCGACGCCGCTTTCACCCGTGTAGGAACCTTCGGTCACATACGGGCGCATTTTGTTGCCCTGCTTTTGCAGCAGATGGGCAACGTTCGTGGTATACTGCTCCACGAAATGGGTAGGAACGTTGATGGTCATAAGCCACCCTCCAAGATTGCGTTTCAAACAATCGAGAATGGCTTGACCGATGCCGGGGCCTCTCTGCGTTTTAGGCCCGTTCGGCCCCGGCTATTTACCCGGCGTCACGCGGGGGCAGTATCGCCCTTGTCCGCCTTTGGTGGCCTTCCTGCGCGCCGTGGGGGCGTTTCCGCTTCATCCCCATTCGCCGCAGCCATCACCCATTCAGCCAACAGCCCCGCATCGCGGATCAATCTGGCAGGGTCTTTGATGCCACCACTCGAAGCAAGCGCCTCGATCGCCCGCATTCTAACTTCTTTTCCCGTCATTGTCTATCCCCCCTTGGCCGCTGCCTTGTGCAGCATTTCAATACGCGCAATAGCGGGCGCGCGCACCTTGGAATTGGTGGACGTGTATGCGTCCATAAACGTCTTGTCCCCCATCAATTCGCCAATTTTTTGACGCGCTGCATCGGGCGACATATTGAAGTCCCCGCCCGGTTGTTCACCACGGATCACCGGGCTTTCCGAGGTCTTTGCGCCGAACTTGGCAAGGAAGTCATACAACGCCGACTTTTTGCCCGACAAGATGCCCGCCAACTGGTCCTCGGTCACGCCAGCTTGGGCCATGACGCGGGCAGCGTCCTTGAACCCTTGATCGTTCTTGGCCTTCCACGCGTCGAACTCAGCCGCCGCGCTTTCCTCCATTTGCTCTTTGACCTGCGCAGCCATGTTGCCCGTGATCTCTTGCAGGCCCTTAAATTGCGTATCGTTCAGACCCAATTCGTGTGCCTTCGCGGCAATGCCCTTAAACGCGTCGTCGTTGAAGTCCTCGCCCAGCGCGCGGGTGTATGCGTCCGGGCCTTCAGGACGGCCCAGCTTGTCGTAAATGGGCGCGAGGTCTGCCAGGTTGTCCATGGTCTCGGGCAGCTTCAACAGGCGGTCTTCGGGAACGCCGCGCAGCTTCTCAAGGTTCTGGTAGCTTTTCAGCACGGCGGCGGGGTCTTTGAAGCCTTTGGCCTCAACATAGCCCTTGGCGTCTGCGTCTAGTGTATCAAGCCATGATGCAGGCGCAGCAGGGGGTGCGCCATCATTCGGCGCGGCTTGGCCCTCAGCGGGGGCCGCATTTTCTTCGGTCATCGGGTTTGCTCCTTTGTGACCAGTTTGCTTATGTCTCCGAAAAGACGCTTCTTCGCGTGGGCATAAACCCCGCGAACCTCATGCGCAGCCGCCAGCTTGTAGGGGTCCACGTGACCGTCCGTGCCAACTGGCAACTGGTGCTTCATCCAGCCGCAACGCGCCTCGAGGTCACGCATCACGGCTTCCGCGTCAGGCTTGAATGTCCCGTCATCATTCAGGAACAAGCGCCGCCATGAACGGGCGGTTTCAAGCTCGCTCATGCAGCCCCCGGCACGCTAGGCTGCGACCCGGCAATCCGCTGCGTTTCCGCTAGTGTTTTTGCCGTTTGTGCCGCAATCGGTGCGGCTTCCAAAAGCGCGGCCATTTCCGCCATAGCTTCATCTTGTTGCTTCTTCGCTTTCATTTCTTCATCCGTCGCCATGATCTTGGGCGACACACCGTTAACGTCAAAGGTCAGCTTGGCGATCTCGCGGCCATTGATGCCCTCGAACACGGTCGGGTCGATCTGCGCAATCGGGGCCAGCATTTCAAACGAGCGGGCAATGCCGATCAATTCCTCGGCACGGGCTGCGCGGGTCAGCGGCGAAACGTATTCGATTTCCAGCGGGCTTTGTTCGTCTTCCAGATACTCGCGCAACGCGGGCGGCATTTCCGGGTGCTTGCCCTGGCGATACAGAATAGCGCTTTCCCGGCGGATCATCGGGGCCAGCCATTCGGACTGCAGGCGACCGATGACAGGCGTTGTCATTTGCCCCTGTTGCTGCGCGATCAACATGGCTTGCGTGGCGGTCATATTCGGGTTTTCCAGCAAGACGCGGAAATACAACCCCAAGAAGCCATCGTCGATCTGGTCACGGGTTGCCGCCATAAGGTCCAGCCCGATACCGGGTTGCGTCCCGCTCTGGTAAGGCACAACGCGCGGGCGTCCGTTTTCGTCCAGCGTGCCGGGGTTGATCGTGCCAGCTTGCAGGTCAAACTCGGACACATCGTCAGCAGTCAGCGAAGGCGGGTCCACCGCCATTGCTGCCGCTTCGATCATGGTGCGTTTCATCTCGTTCAACATCGAAATATCAGGCAGGCGCATCACAGCCGGGGAACGTCCATACCGTTCGCGGGTGCTGACCGAGTAGCGCGGCACGACATACGGCGTTTCATAATAGCCATCTTCGCGCACGACCTGCTTGTCATCGCAGAACACGTAATAGCCCGCGATGGGCATTCCCTGCATGTCCAAGCGGCCTTGCTCGTAGTCTTCGCGCGGGGCCACGCAATGCAGAAATTCAAACCGCTCGTGGATCTTGCCCGCGTTGTATTGCTTAAGCACCTTGTCCGGGGTCTTTTCCGCGAACATCTGCACCGCCTGCCGTGCCGACAGTTCAAACTTGCGATGCACCGTGTCCACCACACCGTCCGCGCTTTCGTCGATCCATGTCTCGGACAGGTGGATTGCGCGATACTTGATGCCGCCGTTCTTGCCCTGCTCGATCAGCATGGGGCCAGTGCCGAACAAGCCCAGCGACAGCCGGACTTCATGCGCCTGCGCCGTGAAGTTTCCAAGCGGGGAGTAGCGCGCCCGCCAAAGCAGGCGGTTCAGTTCCTCAAGGTAAATCTTGACCTCGCGCTGTTCGTCCAGTTCATCAATCCCGGTCGAAAGGTAATGCCAAATCGACTGGCGCGGCATAAGCCCGGCCTCGATAGCCGCCGCAAACTTGTCCAGCGCGCCCATGGGGAAGCTGTCATACTGTTGCAGGTTGCGTTGCTGGCCGTTGGAGAAGCCGCCAAAGTCGTTAGCCCGTGGCAGGACCAGTTGCGACACGCGCTCCCACAAAGGCTCCCACGGGGACCGATACGACACCAGCGTGTCGTGCCGCTGCATCAGGGCTTCACCGTTCATGGCTCAATACCCCATCACGTCGCGCTTGGCCGTGGGCGCTTCATCCGTAACGCTTGCCAGCATGGTTGCCGCGCGGCCCTGCATCCGGCGCTTGCGCATGTTTTCCTCGACCGCCGTGCGGGCCTCGTCGATCTGCGGCGTGGGTGCCGGGGCTTGCGTCTGTTGACCGCCGCCAAATAGGTTCATCAGAAAAACCTCGCCTTGGGTTTGCTTATCGGGCGACGGTTGACCGCATTGGAAACAGCCATCGCCGGGAATAGTTCTGTCGCCGCCCATACTAACGCATCAAGCCTGTCAGGGGAATAGCCCTGCGCCTTGCGGTTGAAATCAACGGTGAACGTGCAGTTGTGAACCAAAATGCCATTGGCGAAGTATTCCGGGTCACCTTCAACTTCAAGATTGTAGACGCTTGCGGGCGTAATACGCCGCGTCGTTACACGCGCCACCGCAATATTTTCGCCTTGGGTCTCGGGCCTCAAAATGGTTTCCGCAATGCGCGCACGTTTTGCGGGCCACTTTTTTAGCCGACCTAGCGCGCTGACCGCAAGCGTTGCCACAATATCGCGACCGAGAGGGAAACGGAGTTGAATACACGTCGCCGCAGAACCCACATTCTGCTTCGTGCCGTTCCCTGTTTTCCCATGATTTGCGCCAGAACTCTGGTGTCCCTCCAGTTGCCGCCCAACCGCGCGGATCGTGGCTGGCAATGTGTTCGGACGGGCTGAGACACTCAAGGTTTTCAAGCCGGTTGTCGCCCGGATCACCACTCGCGTGATGTATGTGGTAACCTTGCGGGATACTCCCGACATGAGACTTCCAAATCTCTCGGTGCAGAAGGTGCCCTTTGGCGTGCCTAAAATGACCGCTTGCTGTTCTGTGATACCATTTCCCGCGCCAAGCAACTGGCCACCCAAAACGGCCCAATTGCGGCTTCCGAGCAGGATGTCCCCAGCCTTGACAAGCCTTGCAGGAACAAACTTGCCCATCACAAAAATAGGATGCGTCTCGGTGCATGTGATCGACCTTCCGTCTGCGCATTCAATATCAACCACTGAATACGCTTTCCCGGTTTCGCGCGCAACTTTGACCTTACGAAGCCCGCCGCGCGTCACAGCTAGATCACCGACAGCAACATTCTCAATCGGAACCTGCCCCCTAGCCGTCTCAATCAACGTCCCCGCGACGAAACACATCTGATCTTCCAACTGCGGAAACTCGCCAACATGGAACATCAGCTTGCGCTCATACAGCGCCGCAATAGGCTCTGCCCGGATGCCCTTGCCCTTGGTGGCGTGGACCAGCTTCACCCGTGCAGGACTGCGACCCATCTGCGCCTCCATTGCCCGGATCACGCTTTCCACCATATCACCGCCTTGATTGGCCTCTGCCACGATGCAATCCGCTTTCATCTCATGGTAAAGCGCAATCGCAACGCGCGCCCATTCCTCCGGCCTAAACTTGCCGCTCGCGTCTTCCAGAACATATCCGCGCCGATTGGTGGCGTCACCCTTGCGCCCGATAGCGACAACTCCCGTTTCGTCGGACCCGATGTCAGACGAAATGGCAGGGTCAACGCCGATGACAATGCGGTCCATCGGCCCCGGTGTTTCTTGCAAACGCTGGATCATCGACCGACGCCAAAGCGCGTGCTCCACGTCTGCCGTGTATTCACCCAGCAGGAAGCGCCGCCGTTGCCGCTCTGACATGCCTTCCAGCGTCTCAAAGACAGCCGGCGGCAGGTTGGCCCGGTTGTCGTGCGGGTTCAGAAACAGGTAGCCATACAGCGCCCGGTCGATTGGCTTTTCGCTGACCGGGTTCACGCCCTCGATCCATAGCTTGTAGGTCCAGTGCGCCGTGGTCGTGGGGTTGAGGTCGCAGAACTCCTTGAGGTTCAGCGGCACACC